GATGTCGGTGGCGAGACGTGGGATACGAATTGTATTACGCCGGGAACGGCGTTCATGGATCGACTAGAGGGGGTGCTGAAGGATCTGGCGAGTTCGAGGGGGCCCTCGTGGACCGTCAGTGCGGCGAATGAGCCTGGAGAGGGGGAGCAGAAACTTATGGAGTGGGTTAGAGCACGGCCTGCGACAGCCTTCGACGGCAAACATGTTATCGTTTACGGACTCGACGCGGACCTCATTCTCCTCTGTATGATGCACGCGAGCGAGGGGGCGACCTGGTCGATCCTGCGGGAGAAACAGGAGTTCGTGAAGACTCCTTTTGCCGCACCTGTACCACAGCGCCAGCCGTGTCTCCTGATGTCCATAAACGGCCTGCGAGAGGTCATGTTTCCTGATATGGCAACGAGGTCCGCCCATCTACGCGACTATATCGCCGGAATGTGTCTGCTCGGCAACGACTTCATACCGCATAGTCTGGGGATTCACATACGGGACTCGGGGCACGATAGGCTCATGGAGGCGCTCCACATGATACATGCAAAGTCGTTGTCGCTTCTTGTAATGGATGCTGACGGGTTCTGGACGTGGAGCCCCAAGGCGCTAAAGTTGATCGTGGAGTCATGGGCTGCGACGGAGCGAGAGGACATCGAGCATTCGTTTCAGAAGAAATACAAGATGCGGGCGCAGCCTCCTAAAACGCATGCAGAGCAGTGTATGCTGCCTGTGCAGAATCTCCCTATAGAACTCGCGGAGGAGTCGCGTATTTGGTGTAGGGCGACGGGACGCCTTTCTGCCGACTGGGCTGCGGGATACTATAGGGAGAAGCGGGGGCGGAACTTGACGCCCGAGGAAATCCAAGAGAAGTGTGTGGAATATCTTCGAGGACTTCAGTGGAATATCGACTATTATACAGGGCAACGGCGAGTAAGTGGGGAGTGGATGTACCCATGGACGTATGGGCCTCTATGGTCCGATATTTGGCTGGCGCTCGGCGCGGGCGCGACAACCGTGGCGCCGCCTCTAGAGAATGACAGACCTCTTCAATCGCAGGAACAACTAGCACTTGTTCTTCCGCTTGAGAGTTGGTGGCTGATTCGTGATCCGGCCTTGAAGAGTTTGCCGGCGCGCCTGCCGCATTTTTGGCCGGCGCAATTCGGATTCAGTAGTATTGGAAAGCGGTGGCTCTGGGAGTGTCCGCCCGAGATTCCTATTATGGTGCCTAGGCGACTAAGGAGCCCTTTTTCACTAGAGAGCGGTCGCACAGAGAATACAGAAAGAGCGAGTTAGTCACTGCAATACCCAGTACCACAAGGGCCATCACAGTTCCGACTAGAAATCCCCCCTTTACAGATGCGTGAATCTTTGAACGTAAAAACATGGTCGTATTGATGATAATCATTACAATCTGTAAGATCGCACCTATTAAGGCCAGAACATACATGAAAAAGAACCAGTTGCAGAGAGACTGGTCGGATACAGACTTTAGAAGTCCATTCACAGCGTCCATGGTTCGTATATTTAATTGACATATTTTATGCGCTTATACAAATGGGGAATATTCATAGTTCGTTGGAAATGTTTGATCAGTCGCACGTAAGAATTTACAAGAAACTCCTACAGATATCGGATCCTGCTCTAAGAGTCAATATGATTCAGACGCTTCTGGCGGGGAACGAATATGTGCAGTCTGCCCGGAAGGCCGGCGTGTATTCGCATCTTCTGGCCTACATGGCCCGCGTGAACGCGAGAGAGCGGCCGGCGCCTCTGCCCGGCGAAGTATCCTACCAGTCGCAGCAACCACAGCAACCACAGCAGCAACCGCAACCGCATCAGCAGCAGCAACCCTCTCTCAATCAAATACAGACGTACACGAAACAGCCGAGCAATCCCTCCGCCTACGTAACGAAATCCCGTGGAAGTGAGAAAGCCCTGAATTATTTTCAGAATTGCCTACTCGTTCTTGGGCTGGAAGAGGAGGTCGCGCTCACCGAAGAGGATCTTCGAAGGGCCTATAAAAAGGCGGCCGTACGCGCCCATCCTGATAAGGGTGGCACGGAGCAGGAGTTCGAGGCCGTCACGCGCGCCTATGCATACCTCACCGACATTTTAAAGCGCATCAATGGCGGGCGGGCGAAAGAGGGTGTCGTACAGGAGCCTTCCAAACTCAACGATTCGCGCAAGACCGAATCGAAAGAGTGGGAGATGCTTCAACCTGTCCGACTCAATCCGAAGAAGTTAGATATGAACGCATTTAATACGATGTTCGAGAAAACACGGATTCCTGATCCTGACGAACAGGGCTACGGTGATTGGCTAAAAGGGGGCGACGCGGCGACTTCGAGCGGCCCGAATTTCGGGGGGAAGTTCAATCGCGACGTCTTCAACCGCACCTTCGAAGACGAGGCCAAGAAACAGGGGCCAAATACGGCTCTTATAAACCGAGGTCCCCAGGCGCTCACGCTCGCTCCAGGGCATGGCGTCGAAATCGGTCGTGGCGCATCCGACGATTATACGGCGCCCGCAGGGGGCAACGTACGTTACACTGACCTACGGAAAGCCTATACGAGTGAGAACACTTTCAGCAATCAGGTCGCCAGCGTCCAAGTGGAGGCCCGCAGTTTCGACACGTACGCGGAATCGAGAAAGAGGGCCCCCGCAGCTCTGAACGACGCCGAAATGGAGGCCCTGCAGGCTGCCGAGAAGCACCAGCAACGCCAAGAGCAACAGAGAGTCACACGCGCAGCCCAGGAACTCGTGCAAGCCGACGAGTATTTTAAACGGATGAAGCAGATCGTCTTAACGGATGGAGCCACCATGAAAAAATCCGACCGCCACGCCGCGAATTATCCTCTACGCCATAACTAGTGATATATGAAATCAATACATGTTCTTACAGGTGGAGTGGTCGCTTTAACAGCGCTATTAGTTGGCTGGGCGGCCGTTGGAAGTTATCGGGATGATGACATGTTTCAGGATAAAAATAATCTAAAGCGGGGCTCGAAACTCCCCGTTCTCTGGGTTTTCTTAAACAATAGCGACGTAAACAGTCGGTCGTGGTACGACTTCATGGGACGGAGCTCTAGGGCGATTAATATGCCCTTTCTGAATCTCTGCTACGAGACGATTGTGATGCATAATAAGACGCATTATCGCGTGGAAGTTATTGCCGGCCTCTCCGACCTCGCGGGACGTCTAGGTGGATGGGACGCTCTACCTGAGCCTATGCGCAATCCTGATACATTTGTGAAAGAGCCTGAGATGAACTGGATTCGCGCGGCGGTCCTAGCGAAGTGGGGAGGTCTCTGGGTATCTCCTGCGACGCTGTGGCTCCAGGGCCTCAAGCCTCTTCCTGCCGATAAGGTTGTATTCTTTGGAATGAATACGGAAGAGACGTACGCCACCACGACGTCTATACCGGCCCTCGATGTCGCATGGTCTCCGAAACCTGAGAATCCTATCTGGGTAGCGTGGGAGAAGGCGGTGCGCGCGCGCCTGAATTTCCGGACAGGGGGATCCGAATTTCGCCACGATGAGCGTGCAGATTTTGCGGAGGCGCTCACGGCCTTCCCCGATCAAATTCAGGTAATTCGTCTTCCGGAAATTTCGAGAAAGGGCGCGAACAGACGGCGAATTGAACTGGAGGATCTCATAACGAGCACGGGGAGTACGCATGCCTCTTTTGAAATTCCCAAGGAGGCTGCGTATCTTCCGATACCGCTGACGGAATTACTGCAGCGGGAGAAATTCGGATTCTTTCTGAGAATGAGCGAGGACCAGATCATGGAGAGTGATATGGTCATTAGTCATTTATTCAGAAGGGCACTTGCCTAGGGGGGCAGTCTGCCCCCCTTGACCCCCCTCATTAAATGAAAAATATTATTGGGGGGGCAATAATATTTTCAACTTGAGAGGGGGCTTGGCGCAAGCAGTGGCAGGCTGCCCCCTTTTTTGAAAAAAGTCCTAGGTGAAATCCACCTGTAGAATCGCCCCACTCAAATCCAGAACGGATTGACACGGTTGTATTTGATACAACATTGTCTTTTCGCCCCGATAGAGTCGCTCCTCCTTTTCCAAAGAGTAGTTGTATAAGTGAAGAATGTGGCGCAGAATCGTAATAGGAGTAACATCGGACCATGTATGAATAAACCGTTTCGCCTTACATGGTATATAATACGACTCTAGCATCGGAAGCCACTGCTCCATCGTATCGAGCCGGATTTCCTGTTTGCTAAACCAGCGTAGGTCATGGAATCCAAGAAAGCCCATTTCACGTAGCAGCGACTCTACAAAGTCACGCGGCGGGTCCTTGCGAAATAATTTGATGGGTTTCTTTGACATATTGCCCTACCTATTTATGCATTAGAAATGTCATTAGACCCTCCTCTAAGAAACAGCCGCATCATGTCGAGCGTGTGTGTTTTCCCCTGCGCGAAATTCATCCAACCGCGTATGAGTAATTCGTGAATTTCCTGGGAGGTCTGGGAGGGAATGAAGCGCATCATCTGGAAGGATGCGTCCAATTCATGGAGAAAGTCCTCGTAACTCAGACCGGTCTTCCATAATTCCACGAAAATTCCGATCATGGCATCGTTATTTTTACGTATGAAGGCCTCAAGTAATTCGTAACAGAGAGAGAAGGACGGAGCGGAGAAGAGGCTAATTATATCATCCCTCGTCATAGTGTACCCCTCAACATCCTTGTACCTGTTCGCTAGAATTCGGATGCAATTCCGAATTTCGGTGGGAGTCTTTACAATTGACACCATAATTTCAATAAAGTCTGTGGAAAATGTTATGGGCTTATTACTATACTTTGCAAGAAAATTGTTGATTAAACTCACGGGGTTTACGGTATTCGTTTCTATATGCATGCAGCGAGAACAGATCGGCTGAATCAGATCGCTCTTGTATCTGCTGCAAAAAATGAAACGCGTCGAGTGCGCATGCGTTTCCATGGGACGTCTAAGTGCCTGCTGGGAAATAATGGGGAGCGAATCGGCGTCGTCGATGACGATCCAGCGATACAATCCTGGGGTGTTGCTCGTATGTTTCACGAACTCGGCGACGGATTGGCGAATGCAGTGAATTCCGCGGTCCTGTTCCGATGAAAGCCAGAGGATCGATTCGTAGGTCGGCTTTGCACCCTTTGCTTTGAAGTAGGCAGCAATGAACTCGCGAAGGAGCGTGGTTTTCCCGGAGCCGTAGCCGCCTGATATGAAGATGTGGGGAGGGTCGTCGAGGACC